ACATTTACAACCGACCAGATTAATTCTAACATAATAGAGACTAAAGGCGGTAAGAAGTATTACATAACTGGGTATATTTCAACGTCCGATAAAGACCGCGTAAACGATATTGTCATGCCCGAATGTCTCGACGATATGGTTAAGCAGCTATTATCTAAAAAGATAAAGATAGATGTCGAACACGAGGCACTCAAAGGAAGTCCGAACATAATCCCTATAGGCATAATAGAAGAGGCATACAGGGACACAAAAGGGATTTGGGTCAAGGTGAGACTAAATTCCGCAGTATCGCGCTTTGACGAAGTTTGGAACTCGATTAAGGACGGCTTTTTAGATTCATTTTCAATCACCTATAAGACTAAAAAGTTTGTGGAAAGACAAACGGCGAGTGGAACTGAAAAACTATTATATATCGTCGAATTGGTCAATGTCGCACTAACGGGAATCCCCGCTAATCTTGCAGCTAAGATAACAGATTCATTCGCTAAGAGTCTTGAAGATACTACTAACTCATTTAATATAACGGAGTCAACAATGGCAGACGAAACAATAAACAAAAAAGAGGAAGACCCACAACCTCTCAAAACGGAAGAAACGACCAAAACTACAGAGGTTGAATCTTCAGTCCAAGTGGTTGAAGGGAAAGATATTGAAGGTGCAATAAACGGCATAAAAGAATTAGAAGTCTCATACAAAAGTCTCGCAGAAAAGATTGCTGAAGGCGGAGATTTTGAGGTCTCTATGAAGTCGTTTATCGACGGGGCTATTGCTAAGTCTCTAGAACCGTTCACAAAGAGATTAGACGCAGTAGAAGCTAAGATGGCTGAACCTGTTTTCAAGGCTAAAGCTGGAGATTCAGATAAAGACACTCAAGCTAAAGACGCAGAAGTAACAAAGATGACAAGTATGTTATCACAAATACAATAAAAATGACAGCAGGGTACGGGAGTTGTGCTGTTTCAGACCCCGTGGCTATGTATCGCGCGTGTTTCGGAGATTCTATCTCTACAGGCACAACGTATGCAGACCCCATGGGCTTTACTGGAGCACAAATTCAAATGAAGAGTTTTTCAAAACAAGACGGAAACTCGAGGGTTCAAGATGATTGGATGGGGAAAGCGATTAACACACAATCGGGTGGTGATGGAACAGCAGGTTATGCTTTAGTTCCAGTTTATGTCGACCCAGTTATAGTTGACCGTTCGAGAAAAGAAACTCCTCTAGTTGAAATGTTTGCGCGTGTTGCCAATATGGGGACTACAGCAGACTATAACGTAATAACGGCGAAGGGCGCAGCTTCTTATCTAGCCGAAGATGCAGCACTTACCGAAGCAGACGACACAGAAGACAGAGTCAGTAAAGCGATTAAATACCTTTACAGCGTTGGACGTGTAACTGGACCAATGCAAGCGGCAATGCCCGGATATACAATATCTGGATTTACCGAATCAATGGCAAGCACAGCAAAACAGAAAGAAGTAATCACTAAAACCATGGCTCTTAAAGAAGCCGAAGAAGATGCTTTAATTAACGGTGATGCTGATACTACGCCTGCTGAGATTGACGGATTTATTGACCAGCAGGGTACTACGAACAAAACGGACAAGGACACATCAGATATTGAGCTTGATGATATTTATGATTCATGCGCAGATGCGTTCGACGATGGTGGAAGACCAAACTTAGCAGTATGTGCTTCTTCAGTCTTTACGGATGTTCAGAAGCTCCTAAGCGACTATATAAGGCACGAATCAACTACCAAGTCTTTCGCATGGGGTATTGAGACAATGGCAATGAGAACGATTACAGGCGAGATGCCAGTACTTCCCTCTATGTTTATGTCTAATGTTACCGGCAGCAAAGAATGGTTTAATCTCGATATGCGATATATTGAAAATCGTGTATTGCAGGATGTTACTTATGAAGAGATGGGCAGAACGACAGACGGACAAAAGTTCAGCTTGAAACTCTACCACGCTTTAATTAACAGAGCGCCAAGTTTCTGCAGCTTTATTGGAGAGATAGCTTAATTCCTCCGTTATAATAGGAGATAAATAAAAATGGGAAAAGGATTAAGAAGCACTATTGGGGCAGCAGTCCCACCTTACACAACTGGACCCTATGAGTGGGATGCTACCATAACCTTCACAGGCAGGTTCAAAACAGAAAATACACGGTCTGACGCAACTACAGGTTATGAAACTTATAATTTGTTTGAAGGGACGTTAGATTCTACTGGTAGTGCAGGTGGTGTAAAAACTCGTTGTGTCCAGATAGATTATGAAAGAACCACAGCAACAGTAGTGAATGGCGATTCGAGAGACCAAGCCTTAAAGATTGACATAAAGGACTCAGTTGGAGACCACACGGCAGGTTATTTTATTCGAGCTATGGATGTTAAATCTGAGTTTGATGCCACAGGTAAAACTTTAACTGCCCTTTATGGTGTTAACTTTACGGCAGAAGTCGATAACGGAACCGCTACGGACTATATGAACGCAAGTTTTAATTCTAAGTGCGATGGAACAGTAACCAACGACTTAGTAAATGTTCGAATATTTGACGAATCTCAAGGTTCGGTTACTGGAGACCTTATTGGATTGCAGTTCGCAACCAAGAATGTTGCACCAGCGACAGGGCAGCGAGAACACGTCATTGAGGTAACCCAAGCAGATAGTGTTGGTTGGTTGAATTTTATCAACTTTACGAATGCGGCAGACGGTTACACTTGTGTAAAAACAGGAGCGGCTTGTGATACGGATGGATATAACAGCGACGGTGCGATAAGAATAGAAGTAGCAGATACTGCTTACTACATACCTATTTTTACCGCAGCACATACGTCAAGCAGTTGGTGAATATACAAATGAAACTAAAAATACTCGAACGTATGATTCTGATGAGAGAATTGCCCAAAGAGGGCAATTTCTCTACCCTAAAAATAATTAGGGACTTGCAGAATGAGCTGAGTTTTGGCGAAGCTGAATATAAGAAATATCAATTAGTTCAAGAAGGCGATAACGTGCATTGGGATATTAACGTTGACGAAAAAGAACAGAAAGACGTTAAGATAGGTGAGATAGCCAATTCTATAATCGTTGGAGTTCTAAAAGCTCTAGATGATAAGCAGAAACTAACTCAGCAACATTTGAGTATTTTTGAGAAATTTGTTAAAAACTAATATGGCATTTGTTAAAAACACAACCGGAAAATGTATGAACTTAACAGTTTCATATAGCAAAACCTCTGGAGATGTTAGCATTCCTAACCGCAAGTTGGTAAATTCCGACGAAATAGTCGAGGTAGATGATAATGTACTAAAGACGGCTCTTAAATTAGGATGCACACTCGCAGAAGCGGTATTCATACCTGAGGTTAAGAACGATGATTACATTGTAGAATACTATGATGAGCCAGAGAAACTGAAGACGATAAAGGAAGCAAAGTCTAGTAAAAAAAACTAGACTTCTTTCACTTTTTTAAATAAATAAAGAAAAATAAAATAAAATGACAGGCGCAACAATAACGGTAACTGATTGCATACCGAACTTAGGAAAGAAACTGATTTACTTCACCGTTACCTTAGATGGCAGCGCGAAAGCAGATTTTAGTGATTATACTACTGTCGATTATGTAAATGCAGTGGATGTAACGACTTTGGCAACAGAGGCAACTACAGCGTATACGGCAGCTGGTGATATAACATTTACTAATGCAGCTAATGTAATCAAAGGTGTAGCTTTAGTAAATATTTAGGGAACAAAATGACAGGAGCAACAATAACAATAACGGATTGTATTCCTAATCTTGGGAAGAAGCTAATTTACTTTAGCGTAACCTTGGACGCTAGCGCGTTAGCGGACTTCAGCGATTATGCAACTGTAGATTATGTTAGTGCGGTAGATGTAGATACACTAGCCACAGAACCCACAGTTGGATATACGGCTGGTGGTGATATTGAGTTCACTAACGGAAATAACGTAATTAAAGGCATAGCCTTAGTAAATCTTTAGAAATTTTAGGGGAAACTAATCCCCTCTTTCATTTTCATAAAACACATTTTAAAGGGAAATAAAAATGTACTTCAAAAACAAAACGAATCTGGATGTTCACGTAAAACTAGACAAATTCCAGAAAAGGAACGCAAAAGGAAACCCGATTGGACGTTCATATTCAGTATGGGGCTTTATACGAGCAGGTGAGACGAAAGACATCAAGAACGATGCAATAAGGGGCGCACAGAAGAATATGTCGCTTGAACAGACGACAATGCCACCCGAACCCTCTAAGGTCATAGCACAGACGATAATGCCGCCTGAAGTAGCTAAGACTCCCGTGCAGACGGTTAGGAAAAAGCGGAAGATAACTTCTGACTATAAGAAATAAAATAAAAAATGACAGTAATAACCCCGATTCCAGCTTATGTAAAATCTACGCCAAACGACTTAGCGGATGATTTAAAGACGGCTATGGATGCTTTGGCAATAACCCATTTATATGCGGTTTCAACAAACATAGTCAATGCTACAGCTTGGGCTTATTTTGTCTATGATTGAAAATTAATAATAATGGTCTACGTTACAATTCAGGAGGTCATCCAAACCGCTGGCATATATAAAGGGCAGGATGACTTAGAATCTGTCGGAACTGGAGACGACGCAGAAACCCAATTTAGCTTAGACCATAATCCTGTCGTGGAAGGGAGTGAGACAATATATTTAGCTGGTACGGCAACGACCGCTTTCACTATGAACTACACAACGGGAGAAATAACATTTACAGCCGCCCCCGGAACAGACGTTCTAGTAACCGCGACATATTGGTATTTCTCGGGCGTTACAATAAACTCCGATGTAGTTTCTGATAAGATAGAAGAAGCCGAAGAATGGGTGGACGAATACACAGGGCGCGCGTGGGGGACTGAAACAGTAACCGATGAAGTTCTTGACGGCACAGGGACAGATACATTCTATATAAGACCAGACCATACCCCGTTAATCTCTCTAACGGCTTTAACCATAGGCACCACCTCTATAACTACAGGCTATGTCTATGTTTACAACAATATAGGGAAATTAATATTAAGCGATGACGCTGAAGAATCGACCTTTAAGGATACCGACCCGCAATACATAAAAGTATCATATACTTACGGGGAAACGACAACCCCAAAAAAAATAAGAAAGCTCACCGAATACATAGCGGCTATAGACTGCATTACAAGCGTTACAGGCGGCACATTCGACGATGTTACAAGCTGGCAAGTGGGGGACGTGCAGGCAAGCGTTGGCGAGCCTTGGACGAACTTGGATGCAACAACTAAAAGGCTTTATCAAGAAATTCAATCAATGTTAAAACACTTAAAAAAGAGACCAGTAATAATGTGATAGGGTAAATCACAAAAAGCTAGTCATTTTAGGGACGAAATGGCACAGCAAACAGTATTCCAAAGGAATTTCGAGCAAGTGCTTGAAAAAATGGCGGGCGACCCGCTAAACAAATATACACCGACTTACACAACTGACGGCTTCGGACACGAACAAGGCGAAGCTTTAGGTGATGCTACTCTTATTACAGGCGTTGTTGTTCGCCCCATAACAGCGCAAGACCATGATTTAATAGACCGTGGTTATGCTACTAGTTCTGATTATATCATACACGCAACCCCAGATGTTATAGATGACCGTGATATAATCGATTATCCCGTTGATAGCGATGGCACCGTGCGGAGTGATACTAAAAGGTATGTCGTTTCTTCGATTATCGATAAAGCACGCCCTTTAGGTGGTACAGTATTTGACAAGTTTGCGATGAAGTTTACCCCAAGATGATTTATGTTGATGTCGATGTGAAGCGCGAAGGCGAGATAAAAGATGTTGGGGATAAGATGTTTAAGAGGTTTAAGCAAATGGTTTTGAGCTTAGAGCGTAATATCAAAATAGAGGCTCCAGTTAAGACTAGCTTACTTAGAAGCTCAATTCATCACGAAATAAACGAGCCGACAAGTGCAGACGACACTTATTCGGCAGTAGTTGGAACAAACGTCAATTATGCGCCTTATGTCAATTTTGGCGCAGCATCACATATCATAGTCCCGTTAGATAAGAAAGCACTTAAATTTAATATGGGGGGGCAAACAGTCTTTGCTAAGAAAGTCTTTCACCCTGGAACGCAGCCTAATCCGTTTTTCGAGCGGGGGATAGAAATAACAAAAAAGGAGTTCGGATTAACATGACTTTAATAATTCCAGAGATTGAGGATATTCTAACTGAATATCTAAGAAAGGAATACACAGACCCACAGACGCGCATAGTCTCAGCAACTGAAGCTTTCACGGCAACCGCCGCACAAACTACTTTCACTCTTGCCCACCCCTTAATGTCGCATATCACCACTTGCACGGTTAATGCGACAGCTAAAACTATATGGGAAGATTTTTATATAGTTCCGGGCAAGACAACATCGCAGGTGATATTCGATAGCGGGCTTGCGCTCAATGATGCCGTTTCTATTACTTACGGGTATATAACTGGGAGCAATAAAAACTGGATTTACCCCCAATATCCAAACATAGAGCCAACCGCAGAAGCAGCTTTCCCGTTAATTGCAATAACACAAGTAAGCTCAATAGACGAACAGAACGACTCTAACGGCTCAGGTATGGAATCAGTTGCTAGAATAGCCTTACGCGTCTTTACAGGCAAAACGGGGATAGCCATAGACGGGACTACTTGGTCTAAGCAAAACGCGGCTAGAAAGCTTTGCAGGTCGATATATGCGACAATAAAGGATAATTGGCGGGATGACTTAGCATATATCGTTTATAACTTTACACCGATAATGGGACCCGTGAATGAGCCGTTCGAAGAAAGAAATGGCGTATATCGCTCAATGTGTGAATTTTACATTACTACAATAAATCAAGGTGAATCAAGATGAGCAAATGGATGAGGAATAATTATGCGGGCAATGTCGAGACAATATATCTCGAACATCGCAGGTTTAAGACGCGAGAAGGGATTATGGATGTTCCCGATGAGTTCGACTCCACAATGGAGAAATGCAAGCTATATTCTATAATAGAGGAGAATAAAGCCGCTAAGAAAGAAAAGAAAGATAAAGAAATAAAGGAGGATAAGACTTAAAAATGACAGAATTTTTCCAAGGTAAAAAATCCCAGTTTTCGTGGGCTAGAGAAGTAGCAAGCGCGGCGGCTAGTTATGCTGACTCCGACGGTATGGATAATGCAGATGCCGCCTTTACGGGCGGGCTTTATATCGGACATAAAATCAATCACGAACCAGCCGATACGACAGAGATAAATCCAAGATATACGAATAATACAACGCGCGAGGTTGCGGGGTATAACTCATATCTAAAGCGATATACGGGCTCTTTGTCGTTTGACTTGACAAACTTTACCCCATTCTATTATATGCTCGGAACGTGCGCCACAACGGGGGCAGAATCCCCGTATACTCACGCCTTTAGTGTGCTGAATACTGATAACTATCTTCCATCTTTTGTCATGGAGAAAGTCCATAATGCAGAAACGGCAGACGTATTAAACTATTTAGGGTGTGTCGTTGACCGTATGACACTTTCAACCGATGTCGGACAGCCGATAAGGTGTAAACTAGATTATATCGCACAATCGATTAAGACGGATGCCACAAAAGAAACCGTTGCGGCAAA